GATCGCCGTCGCCCTGGCCATCCGCAAGTATTGGGAGCCGATCAAGGCGTGGTTCCAGGGCGTGGGTCAGGGCATCGCCCAAGGCATCGCCCCGGCACTGGCCAAGGTCCGCGATGACTTGGCGCCCCTGGGCAACGCCTTCGGCGTGCTGGCCGGCTGGATCGGCGAGGCGTGGCAGTGGTTTATGAAGCTCATCGAGCCGGTGAAGTCCACCACCGCCGAACTCGACGCGGCGCGATCGAGCGGCGTGAGCTTCGGGACGGTCATCGGCCAGGTGCTGGGCTGGGTGGTGGAGGGCATCACGTTCGGCGTGCGCATGTTCGTGAAGCTGGGCGAGGCTATCGGCAACGCCGCGGGCTGGGTCGTGACCACCTGGGGCCCGGTGTCGGAGTTCTTCGGCAACCTGTGGTCCGGTTTGAAGGATGCGGCCGCCGGCGCCCTGGAGTGGATCGAGACGAAGATCCAGGCGGTGCGCGCGGTGATCGAACGCCTGTATGCCATGTGGCAGAAGATCAGCGGCACTACGGCGAGCCCCGAGCCGTTGCAGTGGATCATGCCGGGCGACAGCGACCGCGCGCGCCAGATCTCCGACGCGATCGCGCGCAACCCGATCGGGAGCAGTGGTGGCTCGAACTCGGCGATCGTCACCCCGCGTTCCATTGGCGCCGCGCCGTCGGCCGGCGACACCTACCACGTACAGGTCGATGCGCGCGGCATGAGCCGCCAGGAGGCCACCGGCATGGTCGAGGACGCGCTCAACAATCACCAACGCAAGGCTGAGGCGCGCAAGCGCTCGGCGTATTCGGACGAGGATTAAGCATGGCAGGCATGCACCAACTGGCGCTCGGGCCGTTCGCCTTCGGCATGACCACCGCCGGATATCACCAGCTGCAGCGGAGCATGCAGTTCAAGCACGCGGCGGCCGTACGTGTCGGCCAGCGCGACGCCTTCCAGAAGCTGGGCCCGGGAGAGGAATCGATCACGATCACCGGCGTCGTGGCGCCGGCCGTCACGGGGCGGTTGTCGTCGATCACGCAGCTGGAAGAAATGGGGCGCGGCGGGGAGCCCTACGTGCTCGTCGACGGCGCCGGCTATGTCTACGGCACCTACCACATCGACAGTATCCAGACGACGCAGCGCGCGCACCTGGACGACGGCACGCCGCGCATCGTGGAGTTCTCGCTCACCCTCACCCGTGACGACGGCATGCCGGCAGACGAGGCGCCCTCGGCGCCGGCGCAGGAGTCCGCGTGATGGCCAGCGCACCGACGAAACTTACCAGGGCGATGTACCGGGTCGAGGTGGATGGCAAGGACATCACCGAACGCCTGAAAAACCGCCTCAGCGGGCTTACGATCACGACGAGCCGCGAGGGGCATGCTGACCAGCTGGATATGTCGTTCGACGCGACGGACGGCCGTGTGGCGATGCCACGCCGCGGCGTCACGGCATCGGTGATGATCGGATTCGAGGGCACGGGCGTGCAGCTGCAGGGCTCCTACATCGTGGACGAGGTGGAGCATGCAGGCACGCCCGACATCATCACCGTACACGGCCGCAGCGCGAAGCTGGCCACCTCGATCAACACGCGTAAGGAGCGCAGTTTTTCCGACACGACCGTAGGCCACCTGGTCAACGTGATCGCCGGGGAAAACGGGCTCACGCCCAGGGTGTCGCCGGCATTGGCCTCGATCGCCGTGTCGCAGATTGACCAGGCCGAAAGCGATATCGCCCTGCTCCGTCGCCTTGGCCACCTATGGGACGCCGTCGCCACCGTGAAGAACGGCTATCTCATCTTCGCGCCCATCGGCAAGACGGCAACGGTAAGCGGCAGCGCTCTACCGCTGCTAACGATTACCAGGGCCTCGGGCGATCGACACCGCTTCCACGTGGCCGAGCGCAATGCCTACACCGGCGTCCGCGCGCGCTGGCACGATGTGGATGCCGCCCAGGGAAAGACCGCGCTCGCTGGCGACAAGGGGCACATCAAGGTGCTACGCGTCCAGTACGCAAGCGCAGAGGACGCCAAGCGTGCGGCGTCTGCCGAGATGGCGCGTGTGAAGCGTGGCGCGGCGACATTCGAGCTCACGCTCGCCGCCGGACGGCCCGACGTGCTGCCAGAAATGCCGGTGAAGCTGGGCGGATGGGGCGACGAGATCGGTGGCTACGACTGGATCGTGTCCAAGGCCACGCACACGTTGACGGGCGATGGCGGCTACATCACCCGCGTCGAGCTCGAAAACAAGGCGACCGCCGCAGAACACCCGGCAGATGATGAAGGGGACGAAACGGCCGACGATGGCGAGGCGGAAGCCGCCGGGGCGAGCACATGACGCGGCGCGAGTGCATGCGTGCGCCCTACGGCGAGAGCACGGTTGCCTTGCGCGTTCCGCGCTCGCTGCTCCCGAAGGTCAACGCACTGCTGCAGGAGCGCAGGGAACAGGTGCAGGCGGCGCGTAGTGCACAAACGGCGCCGCCGACTGCTGAATGCCGACGCACACCATAACGATCGCGCCGAAACCCAAAGCGGCGACGATGTTTCGCGTGCGATCACCCCAGGCGCGCCATCTGTCTCCGCCGGATCGCTCACGCGCATACAGCGCTTGCGAGAGCCACGTAAGCCCCTGGGCGAGGGTCGCCGCGACGAGTGCGGCTCCAAACCATTCCACACCCGATACCGCGGCATGCACGTATTCCGAAGGCGCTTTCTCCGTGACCAGGTGGCCCATAAACGCCAGGACGGCCGCAGCCGATCCGCCGGCGACAAGGAAGATGGCTTTCAACGACGCCTGGCCGTGCGCAATGACCGAATCAAAGAGTTTGAGGTCCCAGGCGTGGCCCTCGGCGCGTTCGGCTTCCTGTTTCTTGACACCGATGGCGGCCTGGCTGCGGAAGATCTCGGTGGCAAGCGTGGCGTCCGAAGTCCCGCGGCCAGGTCGGTCATATTCCGTGCGCATCGACGCCTCGACCTGGGCGACCAGGCGGCGCACTTCGGCGAGCTCGACGCGTTCCGCGCCGTCGTCCATGGCGCCCTTGAGAGCGTCGTCGACGAAACCCAGCCACATCCCTTCGGTGGACATCGATACCCCCTTAGCCGTTACCGCCAGGCGCCCACTCGGCGTATTCGGGCACCGTCCGCCGCAGCTGCACTTCGAGCCACACCATCTCGGTGTGCGGGCGCGTCGAATCCCAAAACTCCACAAATTGAGAGATTCGTGCCGCCTCGGGCGACAGCTTCGGCGTCTCGACGCGCGGCTCCGTCTCACCCGCCACGCCTTCGGGTAGCGGCAGCGCCTGGCCGAAAATGAGCCAATCCAGGGAAACGCGCTCGCGTTTCGCCACCTCAGCCACGAGCTCGTAGGGGATGGAATTCCTATTGCGCCAGTTGCTCGGCGCGGTGCGGCCAATGCCCATTTTCTCGGCCAGTTCCAGGTCCGTCGCCGCGCCTAGCAGCTGGCGAAGACGATTTATGACCTCGGAAGCAGACGGGGTTTCGGGCGCCGATCCACGCATTGAGAGATTTCCCTGTTTATCCTGTTGCAATCTCTCATTTTGAGAGATAGCATGCCGATTGTTCGGCACAATTCCATCGTAACCCACAGTCATGGCCAACTCCTCATCTCCTTCAAAACGCTATGCGCCGCGAGGCTTGGGCATGACCCGGGCCGATATAGCGCTGACCCAGGCCGAGCTCGACGAGGCCAACACGCTCGCAGACGAGGGCGCAGTTTCCCGCGCCGCGTTGCTGCGAACCGTGTACCTCTTGGGGCTTCCCCTTTATCGCCAGGCACCCGCCGCTGACGCGGCGAGCGCCTAAACAACCGTAGAAGTGGTGTACGAGGGTTGAACGATGGTTCCTGCGAAATCCCGCACCGGACATAGGTGCCCGCACTGCAAGGCGGTGGCTCAGGTCTATACCTCCCGGAAGGTCATCGAGATCGTCTCGGAGAAATATCTCCAATGCACGAACCTCGCTTGCGGCTTCCAGTTCGTCCTCCAGATCAGCGTTGTACGCGCACTCATGCCGAGTCTGATGCCTGATCCCGATATCAACGTTCCGCTCGTCGAACGCCGTAGCAATGACATCGTCGTCGCTCGTGCCTCGTCGAGCACACAACAGCCGGCGGTGCCCGCCCTGGTCGCTCCACAAGACCACGGCGGCACACAGCCTTCCCATTCCCATTGACCGTGACCACAGGGGGTTTCGTGTCATCGCTCACACCGATTGACCCGCGCGATCAGCGCGTCGTTCGTTCCGCCAGGCACTACGCCGCCGTTCGCTACATCGATACGCACGGCGCGATGCACCTGGATGACCAGCAGTTGCTACAGGCCTGCGCCGTCGAGCTCGTCGCCATGCACAGCGTGCCGGACGCCTACGCCGCCCACGCTATCGCCGCCGAGGCCTTGGCCGAGGTGCAGGCGCGCACCTCGCCCGCCTGGATCGACATCAGCCTGTCCACGTCGCAGGTGGCTCGCGTCATCGACCCGGTAACCGGGCAGATGGCGACGTTCACCGCTTCCGAGCTCATCCAGATCGCCCAGGAACGCTCCAGGGCGATCGCGGACGCCTCGCCCGAGGGTGAGCCGGCCCGGCCGCTCCGCAGCGTTAACTGACGCCCTAGGCGCCATAACAACGGTTTTTCCTTTCGACCGGCTTCCCTTCGGGAGCCGGAACGGACTCGCCTTGCCATGAAAAAGCAAATGTTCGGAACATTGTTGACACCCCGCCTTCATCGGAGCGATGCTTCAAGCGTCGCAGCAAAATCTGCGTCCGGGCTTGGCGGCCCGTCTACTCAAAGGCGCGCAGGCGCCCATCGACCGATGAAGGCGCTTTTTCTTCGTCCGCGATCCGCGTACGCCTGTGCGTCGCGCCTCCCCCTTTATGGCGGGCGGCGCAGGGGAGCCTTCGGGCTCGCCGGTGCGCCTTTGAGCCGGTCCGCCAATCCTGCGTCGTCCGTCACCCCGCTTGGCGGCGTGGTGCCGGATTCCATCCATCAAAGGAATCCAACCATGCCCGCACGCATCAGTGCGGCGCGTGCTCGTAAGCAGCGCGCAGCCGCCCAACTCGACGCCGCCATCCGCGCCGCGTTCGCCGCCCACGCCGGCCTTGTCGCCGCCTGGGAAAACGGCATGACCAACGCGGTCGATGCCAGCCACCTTCTCGCCCTGGTTGACCAGGCGCTTGACGATGCCGTCGATACCGTCAACGACGTGCTCGCGGTGGAGGTGCCGGCGTGATCGCCCCTGCCCGCTTCACCATCGAACTGGCGTGCGGTATGCGCCTGTCTCTCACGTTGTACCCCCTCACGCGCGACCACACGTCGTCGGCGACGCTCGCTCCCACAGCTTCCGACGCCCCCGCTCCCATCTTCTGCTTTTTCTCCATGGCCGAATGCAGGCTCGTGCCCGCAGCGGTCGATAGCCCCTACGTTCTATGGGCGCTTTGGCTCGGAAACGCGTGCATCGACGTGACCGAGGCCGAGGCCACCAACCTGCAGGGCTTCATTGCGTCGGCCACCGCCGGCGATCAAGGGGGCGCGTGATGGCCCATCGTCTCGCTATCGAATTGGCCTCCGGCGTCACCGCGCGGCTGAACACCCGCGCTGACTGCCTGGTCAATGTCGTCATCACCGCCGGTCGCGGACTGCACCAGCGCCTCGTGTACTCCGCATGCTTTCCGCTGGAACGTTTCACCAAGCGCGCGCCGGGGCTCTACATCGACAACGCGTTCGTCGAACTCACCGATGCCGAAGCGGCCACGGTGTTCGGCTTTCTCGGCCTCGCCGGGTGGAAAGCATGAGCCAGCTGGTCACGTCCATCCCGGCCGGCGCCCTCGTGGTCGATATCGACGGCCCATTCGCCTGCATCAGCGTCGGCTCGTCGGCCACCGCCGTGCTCGCGTCGTTCGTGTGCCAGGTCAACGAGCTCGAACTCTCGCACTGGAAAGGGCGCCCGATCCTGCGCGCCGCGGAGGCCTTCGTGGTCATCGACGACGCATCGTCGCGCCTGGTCGCCGACCACGTGGGGATCGGCCGCGCATGAGCCTGACCAGCCTTCTCCGTGGCGACATCCGCCGCAAGCTCGTCGAGAAGTTCGAGTTCGTCGAACGCAACGGCTTCTTTCGCCGTGGTAAATGCCCGATGTGCGGCAAGAAAGAGCTCTACGCCAACGCGGATACCCCGTGGTGGGTGCGCTGCGGCCGTCTGAACAACTGCGGCTATGAGGATTCGGTCAAGGACCTTTTCCCCGAGCTCTTCGAGGATTGGTCGGATCGCTTCAAGGCCAGTGAAGCCAGCCCCTTCGCGGCTGCCGACGCGTACCTGACCGAAGGGCGCGGCTTCAACCTGGCACACGTCCGCGGCAGCTACACGCAGGAGTGGTACCGAGACCACGAAACGCGCCATACGTCGGCTACCGTGCGCTTCCAGCTGCCCGGCGGATCGTGGTGGGAACGCCTGATCGATCGGCCCCAGCGCTTCGGCAAGAAAGCTAACTTCGCCCCTGGTCTTGGCTACACCGGGCAGGCGTGGCTTCCGCCGACGCTGACGGACGCCAAGCTGCTCGAAGCGAAGGAGATCTGGATCGTCGAGGGGATCTTCGACGCGATCGCCCTGGGCCACCACGGCATCTTCGCCGTGGCCGCGATGTCCTGCAACAACTACCCAGGCAAGTTTCTGGAACGCGTCCGCAGCACCTTCGCGGCCAGCAGCGCACCACTGCCCACCATCGTATGGGCGCTCGATGGCGACGACGCTGGGCGTGAGTACACGCAGAAGTGGGTGGCCCGCGCTCGCAAGGATAAGTTCACGTGCCAGGCCGCCACGATCGAGCAGAACGGTCGCGGCAAGAAGGACTGGAGCGACCTGCACCTTGCCAACGCCCTCGAAGCCAAGGACGTGGAGCGGTATCGCTATGACGGCTCTCTGCTGATCGCGCGATCGGCGGCCGACAAGGCGCGCCTGATGTACAACCGCACCGGGCTCAGCACCTTCTTCTACGAATACGCCAGCAGCCTGTACTGGTTCGAGCTCGACGCCAAGGCGTACGAGAAGGCGTACGCCAACCTGCGCGAAAAGGAACCCGACCAGGACGAGGACGACGCCAAGGCCCAGGCGCTGGCTGAGGCCTGCGACAACTCCGAAATCGCCAATT